AAAAAAAAAAAAAAAAAAAAAAAATAATAAGACACTTCTTATTTCTGCTCACCTATTATAGTTCACCTTTGTTAGCTCACCTAAACTTGGTTATTTAACTCATGCTACCTAATTCTGGTTACCTAATTCTGGTTATTTATTAAAATGCGGTAGGTGGGTAGGGTGGAGGTAGGAAAAATGAGAAAAGATTGTAAATACTTGATTTTATTAACTTTTATAGACCACAACAAATAGCAATTTTTCTCAACCAGCGACTATCAATAACTATCTTGCGGTTGGTGGTCTTGTATATTGTAATTGCCAATAAGGCTAAAGATAGGCAGGTATTGTAGTTAGGTGGGCTTACAATAAGAGATTTTAAATTTTTGGATATAGTATATCAAGAGACACTACCAATACTCTTGAGCCTTGAGGTGGGCTTTTGTAGTAGATAATAGAAAGTTTTTGACAACTTAACAACACAGCGGTTTCTCTAATTTTATTTTACTGCCAGAATTTCCTTCACTTTTTCAACAGATAATTTCTCTATATGAGAAATCTGCTCCACTGATAACTTAAGAGAAGGATTGTTATACATGTCCCGCACCTTTGCAATGCGCTTATCAGAGATGGTGGAAAGACCGAATGTAGTATTGACAATATTGGCCGTTTCCGTGCTAATGACAGAGATGACATATTGTGCCGCTAACATCTCGGCCTTTTCTTCATCTGTCATTTTTTTAAGCGCATCGGGAATATCACATGATATAACTCTATATACAGTTATATCATCTGCCCCCTTGTAATAATACATTCCCTCTGCAAAAGAGTCCACATCTCCCCGTGATAACTTGGCGGGTGCAACTTTCCAAGTTTTGGGTATTAGTGAAAGATACTTCACATCTACATTCCTCAAAGTTAAATACTTCTTTATCATAGTATCTCCTTTGAGAAACCGCCGTGCTATTAAATTGTCAAAGAGCTATTGTTATATTTAGTATACTGTAATATGATAGAAAAGTCAAGGATAAAATAGAATAGAATAGAGTAGTAATATCAACTACTTACAACAAATAGATAGAGTGTAATGGTGGTGTGGAATAGATGGGGGGATACAGGACAACACAAGTGAGGGAAGTTACATGTTACTTTCCCTTTCATCTATAATTTTTCAGCTCAAAATACACACTACCAAGTTGTGTGCTATCAAGTTGTATGGTGTGCTACCAAATTAAAGAAAAGTAAATAATATGGCGGTATAGTGGGAATAATAAAGCTTGACAAACTACCTGTATTCTGGTATAATGCGTGTAAGATATTGATTTTATTGGTGTTTTGGGGTTTGGTAGTTGAATGTAGTAAGTCTAACCATTAGAGTTGATAGGTAATTATGGTAAAACAGGTTACAAATAGACATCGGCGCATTATGGAGGATTTGGTTTTGGAGGGGATGAGGCCGTGTGAGGTGGCGATTCGCTATGCTATCACTGAGTCAAGGTTATCAATATTGAGGAGAAGCCCACTTTGGCAGGCGGAGGAGGCAAAAATGCGGGAGGAGCACCTTGCAGTTCATAAATCAACCCTGCATACCCTAATCCCCGCCGCTCTCTCCACATTAAAGACAGCGGTTAATGATGAGGATGTGAGGGTGGGGTTAGCCGCTGCGAAGGATATATTGAATAGAAATGGGCTGTTACATAGGGAGGTAGTTGGTGGAAGCGGAACGTCAATTAGAATCGTGCTTGATGACTGATTACCAATATGTGTTGGACAGGGATGTGGATAAGTTCACCAACAATGGGTGGGAGCTTGCAAGGCCTTATCCAGTGATGATGCTGGGGGGCTTTACAGGGTATTTAATGAGGAGGGAGAAATTTGGGACTGCTTGATAGCATCTCATACCCCATTGCAAAAGATGGGTCAACCATCAAAGCACTCTCTACTGGAGTTGCATTTCACCGAGATGATGGTAGGATGAGGATGGTGGTTGGTCCGGTGGGGAGTGGTAAATCCACCATGATGGCGATGGAGATATTTAGGCGGGCATCTCGGCAACTACCACAAAGTGATGGTGTGAGGAGGAGTCGCTGGGCGGTGATTAGAGGCACTTACCCCCAACTTAAAGATACCACCATTAAAACTTGGTTGAATTTGTTTCCTGAACATAAATACGGCAAATTCTACCACGCCCCACCCTCCAACCACCTAATGAGCTGGGAGGTGGAGGATAAGCAGGGAGGAGTTACAAAGGTTGAGTGTGAGGTGATGTTTAGAGCACTTGACCGACCAGAGCAGATTAGCAACCTATTATCGCTTGAGTTAACTGGTGCGTGGGTAAATGAGGTGAGAGATACACCCAAGCCTGTGTTGGATGCACTTGATAGTAGGATTGGGAGATACCCCGCTGTTAAAGAGGGTGGATGCACATGGAGAGGTATTATAATGGATACCAACCCGTTTGATATTGACCACTATTTATATGATTTATTTGAAAAGAACCCTCCGCTTGGGTATAGGGTGTGGAGGCAACCACAGAGAGAAAATGAGCACAATCTGGATGCTAACTATTATGCAAACATGTCGCATGGTAAATCAGAAGAGTGGATTAAGATATATGTGAAAGGTGAGTATGGCTACATTTGTGAAGGCAAGATAGTTTACCCCGAATTTAATTATAATATGCACATCGCATCTTCCCCCCTATTATACAGTGTTTATTCGCCCATTTATTGTGGTATAGATTTTGGCTTAACCCCAGCTATTGTGTGGACTCAAATAAACGCAGAGGGGCAATGGCTCATAATTAGAGAACTATTTGCTGATGAAGTTGGTAAGATGGGTATTGAGCGATTTGGTGATGAATTTCTTGACCTACAAAAACAGCTATTCCCAAAGCAGCAGGATTTTAGATACTTTGTTGACCCCGCAGGGTTCACCAGGTCTCAGACGGATGAGAAGAGTTGTTGTGATATATTGAATAATAAAGGTGTTGTTACATCTCCTGGGCGGCAGGACTTGACATCAAGGAGAGAGTCGGTAGCCAAACGATTAACAACACTAATTGGAGGTAAGCCTGCCCTCTTGATTGACCCTTCTTGTAAGCAGTTAATTGCTGGATTTATGGGTAAATACTATTACCCCCAAACAAATACGGGGCTTATCATGGAAAGGCCACAGAAAAACATATACAGCCACATTCACGATGCACTGCAATATTGTGGCACTGGTATATTTGGCAGCTATGAAGGTGCGAGGAAGAAAAAAAGGGTGAAAAAGAAGAGACCTAATTGGATAACTGTATGACTACACCAAGACGCCGTTCTGAGGCGGGTCAGGTAGGTAAGCAGGTAGGTGAGGCTGAGAAAAAGATAGATAAGTTAAAATCCATGTTTAAATCCGCAATTAGCCACAAAGCGTGGGCTAATTGGAGGCGGGAGAAGAAAGAGGATAGGGATTTTTATGTGGGCAATCAATTATCACAGGTGGATAAGGAGGAGTTGGCGGAGCGGGGTCAGCCAGAGGTTGTTGTGAATAAGATATTTAGTAAGATAAACAATTTATTGGGAGCACAGAGGTATTTGAGAAGTGCGATAGTTGCAAAACCACGAACACCAGCACATGAGACAACCGCATTTGCAATTACCGATGCATTTAAATATATCCAGTATAGAAATGCATTTGCTTTTATTGAGAGTGATGTATTTGAGGATTGTGTTGTAGCTGGTCTTGGATGGTTTGAGGCTGGTGTTGAGCAGGGGGATGATAATGAAGCTGATATATTTATAGCAAGTGAGCTACCTGATGATGTTAGGATTGACCCATTTTCTCGGAGATATGATTTGAGTGATGCTAAATTTGTAGCAAGAGAGAAGTGGGTTGATTATGATGATGTGTATGAGCTGTTTCCAGAAGCAAAAGAGGAGGTAAGGAAGCATGTGGTAGATGGTGAGGCTTATTTTGATAGTCTGGATTTGGTGAAGCAGAGTAAGATGGATGATTATGATGGGGATGATGGGCAGCCCTTTTATGTTGACCCAAACAGGGAGAGGGTTAGGTTGGTGGAGATGTGGTATAGAGAGTGGGCGGAGGTGATGTATAGAGGGGATGAGTATGTGGCAAATTTGGATGGGTTTGATAAGCAGAGGAGTGAGGTGTTTGAAAATGCGGAGGGCGTTAGTGAAATAAAGACAGTTGATATGACAGATGATGAGATAATGGCGATGAATAATATGGTTAAAAGGAAGATGCGAGTGGTTAGGTTGGCAATATTTACGGGTGATTTGCTGTTAAGTGATGATGTAACTCCCTATAATCACCCACTCAACATCACAACTATCCCATTCTTCCCTGTTTTTTGCTTTAGAAAGATTGATGGTGAACCTTTTGGTGTGATTAGGCAGATGAAATCGGTCCAGCGGGAAGTGAATAAGAGGAGGAGTAAAGCACTTCATATACTAAATACAACAAGGGTGATAATGGAAAGGGGTGCGGTTGAGGATTTGGATGAGTTGAGAGAGGAAGTGGCACGGCCAGATGCTATTATTGAAGTTAGTGCTGGAAAAAAGATGGATATTTCAACCGATATAAACCTCGCCGCTACTCAATTTAATGTTATGCAGCAAAGTGAAGAGGATTTGCAGGATATAAGCGGGATATTTGATGAAGCGATTGGAAAGGCGACAAATGCAAGAACTGGTATTGCTGTGCAAACAAGGGTGCAGTCGAGTAACCAAAACAATATTAGGTTGTTTGATAACTTGAGGAGAACAAAATTGCAGCTTGGTAAGTTTGTTCTTGGTTTGATAAAGCAATTTTACACTGCCGAAAAGATGTTTTATATTACAGATGATGAGGAAGCGGCGAGGAGTGTTATATTAAATCAGGAGTTGGAGGATGGAAGTATTGCTAATAGTGTGAGAGAGGCGAGAGTTGATATAGTGGTTGAAGAAGCACAACCACTCCCAACTGTTAGTGAAGAGCAATTTGTTGCTTTGAGCGAGATGGTCAAAAGTGGTGCTTTACCCCCCCAGGTGTTAATTGAGTCAAGTAATATAAGAGGTAAACAAAAGATATTAGGCATGCTTTCTGCGAGTGCTAATGCAGGTGCTAATGCAGGAGCAAATACTGCACCTTCACCAAAGATGCAAATGGTGGGGACAGAAAAAGGAGGAGGAATGGTATGAGTGAAGAAATTAAGGATGGTGCTATACCCACCGAGAAGGTAGTTGAGAGTGAGGATGGTGGACAGCCAGAAAGTGTGGTGGGTGACCTCTTTGATAGAACAAAGGAGGTTGCGATAGTTGAAGTAGTTGAAGAGAAAGTGAAACCGCCTGTTGATACTCCTAAACCGGATTTGGGTGAAAAGAAAAAGGAGGAGGTAGTAGCAGTTGGGGAAGATAAGAAAGAGTGGGAAAAGAGGTATAAAGACCAGCAGGCGTTTCTTCAGGAGTCAAGAATTGAGAATAGGGAGCTGAAGAAGATGTTGGTGGGATTGGGAGCGCAGGTAAAAACTCTCAAGGATGTGGCAATTACACATCACAAAGAGTTACACCCAGACGACCAGTTTCCAGAACCAGCGCCTCCTCCAAGTGATGAGCCAGCACCCCAATCAAAGATGCTTTTAAACAGGGTGAAGGAGAGTGAGGAGATGGTGAAGGAGGTTTATGGTGATTATGAGGCAATAGTGGGTAAGTCGGGGGATGATAATAGCCCCTTTGCTCAAGCCGTTACTAAAAAGCCACACCTTCTTCAGCAAGTATTCACCGCACCTAATCCTGCACTTGAAGCGTATAACATTGGGAGGGATTATCAAAATAAGGAGAAGTATGGTCACACCCCTGAAGAGATGAGGACAAAGATTGAGAGGGAGGTTAGAGAGGCGATTGATAAAGAGATGAAGCAAAAAGAAAAGGAGAAAAAACCCGCATCTCCATCCGCTCCCACATTAAGGAAAGTGGCAAGTAAGGAAGGTGGGGGGGACCCACCGACGGTTAGGCCAGGCGGTGGATTGCGGCAAATATTTGGGAGGTAAACGATGTATACCACAATAGAAACTACCCACGGTTTGACACAGGAACAGTGGGAAGATAAACTGTATAGAGAGTATCTTGGAGAGTTTCCACTTAAAGAGTTGATGGGAACTGACAGTGATGCTGTTATACAGGTTAAGGAAGAGTTGATGAAACAGGTTGGTGATGCTATTACAATAGGCGTGAGGGCAAAGCTGACAGGTGCTGGGGTTACAGGGTTGACCAGATTAAAAGACCAGGAAGAAGCACTCAACTTCTACGACCAGCGCATCACCATTGATGAGTTTAGGCATGGTGTTGCGTTGAAGGGGAAGATGAGCCAAAAGAGGGTTGCTTTTGATTTGAGAGAGCAGGCAAAAGAAGCACTCACTGATTGGAATGCGGAGAAGCTGGAGAATGATGTTATCACGGGGTTAACAGATACAAGCATTGGCAGGGTTCGGGGGAGGTATTTATATGGAGCGGTTGATGGTAACTGGGATGCAACACACGCAACTGCCCTTACGAATGTGGATGATACCGCTGACAAACTCACACTCGCTATGCTGAGCCTTGCAAAAAGAAAGGCAGAGTTTGGAACAAGTATTAAGATGCGGCCTTTTTCAGTCAAGGCAAAGGGGTTAACGATTGCAAGAAAGTATATTTGTCTTGCGCATCCCCTCGCTATTAGAGATTTGAAGGCGGATACCACATGGACAACCCTGATGCAGAATTTGATACAGGGGGGAGAAGACCAGGTTCCTACCATCACAGGCTCAACCTTTCTTGGGGAGTATGATGGAATTTATATTTATAGCTATGATAGAATTCCACTCATTGCCTCCACAATTCAAGTGGCTCATAATGTATTGCTTGGTGCACAGGCAGCTGCTGTTGTTTGGGGTGAGAAAACAACCTGGGCAGAGGAGTTGGATGACTATCAGGCGGAGCATGGTTTTAAGATTGGGGAGATTAGAGGTGTCAGTAAGTTGGTGTTTAGCAGGGCAACACCAGAGGATAACGGTGTTGTGAATGTATTTAGTGCTGCAGTAGCAGACGCATAAGCGAGGAGGTAGAAAATGAACGCTTTATACACTAACTGGAAGTTTCAGCTTTTCAACAGTAGGACTGGAAATCAGATTGATGATGATACAGGTAAGTTGCAGGTAATGACTGCAGGCTCACCTGTAGTGCCGACTATTTATAGTGATGATAGGGGAACAGTGGGGTCAAGTCCCCTAACATTCACAAATGGGTTGGTGGAGTTTTGGACTGTAAACACAATTACCAGCCTTGACATTAGCATACTGACGGCCGCTGGTGATGCAATACTACTTGCAGGCACAACCCCCGGATTGACAAGAGTTACGGTGGATGTGAGTAGGAGGGAACAGCTTTTGGTTATCCCCTGGCTGTTTCTGGCGGGTGGGACGGTGGTGGATACAGGGCTTGATATGCCAGCAAATATGTTGGTGGAGTTTGCTGGGGTGAGAGTTACTGCCATTGATGCAGGAGAAACGATTGATTTTGGCACTCTCGCAGGTGAGGCTGGGGGAGATGAGAATGGTTTCATCACTTTAGCCAGCATTGCAACACTGGGGATGGTTGAGTTAGAACCACAGATAACTGGTGGAACTAACATTGACTATGTTGGCACCAACTATGTGGGAGTGCTGTTATGCACAACTATAGCAGGTGCTGATGCAGTTGCGACGGTGGGCGGTTATACAAGAAAGAGGTATAGAACAGACGGAACAGCAAAGAGCCTTGTATATACTCCAAGCTCAAGTGATACAGGTAGGGGTTATTTGTATTTGGGGTATAAAAAGCTGGTATAACATACTATTGAGTCTAATCAATAGACTTAATAGGAGTTGAGATGACACTGAGAGAGCTGAGAAATAAGGTTAACGATTGGCTGGCGGTGGATAAGCTTCGGCTGCTTGTGCCCGACTTTATAAGGTTTGGGCAGAAGTCGTTGGAGCGCCACCTCCGCCTCTCAGTGATGCGTTATCACCCAGTAACTGCTTCTTTAAGTGCTGGAGTTAATAAGTTAGCACTACCAAGTGATTATATAGAAATGATTAGCCTTTGCTTAATTGAAGGAACGGCCCGTTATCCAATCACCGAAAGGTTGAGTGATGGAGCAATGGTGGATGAGTATAGAAATACAGTGGCGGATGTAACAACCACAGGCCGACCTATAGCATTTAGGCGGGTTGTGTTACTGGAGACTGGCGTTTATAATAATTATCTCCAATTTGATAGATACACTGATAAGGTGTATAGTTATGAAATGGTGTATTATAGGCATTTAATAACACTTGATGATGATGCTGATACTAATTGGTGGCTTACAAATGCGGAGGATGTGCTGTTATATGCCGCTTTGTTGGAGGCCGCACCCTTACTACCCCCCGATGATGGGAGAATACAAGGGTGGATACAGATGCATGGAAAGAAGGTGGATGAGTTGAAAGGGATGGATGGTAGGGAGAAGTTGGGAGGAACGAGGAAGAGGGTGAGGTATCAAAATGGCTAATCCAATATCACCCACAGCTATTACTATAGTAACAGAGGCTTATCGCAGGTGCGGCTTATCCTTGCCCACAAATGTAGATATTCAAAAAGGAATTGATGAGCTGTTAGAGGAGGTAAAAAAGCAGATTGCTTCAGTGAGAAAATGGAAGATGCTGGAAGAGAGTGTGACTACTGTGCTTACTGCATATCAGAGAAATTACTCCCTACCCAGCGATATGAATTATGAGGAAGTAATTCGGCTTTATAGTGGTAACGCAGGTATAAGTCAAGCTGTAAGTGCTAACTCAATTACACTTGCTGCTGCAGAGGCATTAACACAGGTTCAAGCACAAGGAGCGGTTGTGTTTATAACAAGTGGTGCAGCGGTAGGTAGCTACGCCAGGATATTAAGCTATTCAATAACAACAAAAGTGGCGTCAACTACCGCTTTTTCTCCAAATACACCAGGTGGAACACCTAATTATATGGTGGTAACGGCCGAAACGGCACTTGACGCTGTTGTAGAAGAACAATTAACACTGTTTGATGAACTTGGCATCCCAAAGCGGTATAGTAAGTATGAAGGTGAGCTAATACTTTCTCCCATACCCAATGTTTCTAATTTGGTGATATGTAATTGGTATCAACTACGAGTTGATAGGGTGGATTTAACAGGAAGTAAAATAACTGAAGTTTATGAAAAGTGGCATCCAGCTTTGGTGAGGGGCATTATGTGGGGTATTTATCAGGCATCGGCAAACGATAAGCAGGAAAGTGCTAAAGCTGAATTTGCGGATGCTGTTAAACTATTAGTTGAGGAAGAAAATAGGAGGTAATTATGTCAGCAACAGTGCAAATACATGAAATGACAGCAGCTGCGACGGGAGTTGATAAAACGAGTGGGACAGTGCGATTTAAGAGTATTGATGAGACATCGGTGGATAGTAATAATAGAATTTCAATTCCTGCCGCAGGAACAAATTACAGCTACACGAAGCATGTTAGATTTTACTTTGCCACTGCTCCAAACGTGGATATACAAAATTTTCGTGCCTATAGTGATGGGGGTAATGGATTTGGAACTGGAGTCGGAGTGGGGTATGATATACCTGCGGGAGGACTTGGAACATTTCCAAATATCAATACGAATATTGCTGGCACTGATATATTCACTAAAACAAGCGGAGCACCGATTGATATGGATACGATAAATGTTGGACCACATACAGGCACTGGGTATAAAGGAGACCATTTAAGAATGCAACTTAATGTAGCAAATACAGCTACTCAGGGGCAGCTATCAGCAGAGACGCTGACTTTTGCTTATGATGAAACATAGTTATTATATACGAGAGGTTGTGGATGGTCGCATTTCGGTAATTCCTCAATTAAAGGGATTGCCTAAACACGATTTTGATTTGGTTGGTGAGCATTTTATTCGTGCTTTTGGGAGAGGCTTTATCAGAGGCAATAAGTTAATTGAGTATGTGCATTGTATTGTTACCGATAAATGTAAAAGATGGGTATTTTCTAATGGGCAGCTTTTAGTGACAAGACCAGATGCTGAGGTATATGTATGATAGTATTTAGTAAAGAGTGGTTTATTAAGCATCAGCGAAAGCTGTTATGGCTTGCCAACACCTCTTTTGGCAGATGGCTTCTTCGTATTCATAACGATTGCCCGAAGGATAAGCGTATAGTTAAGCTTCTGCCTAATTGCTACACTTGGGCTAATGAGGATGGGACAGTTACCACCGATTTCAGGACACACAACAAATTTGCAAAGAGGCTTTATTATGGGTTGAAACCACTCTGGCATATTCTGCACTTTTGGGATTGGCTGGTTGCGGATAAATGGATACTTGAATTAAGTTTTGGGTTTGATACTCTAACAACTTATCCAGCCGCAGGTGCGAATAGTCCGTGTGATGGATGGGTTAGAAGGACAGGGGTGAGTGAAATATTTTCTACTATCCGAACTGGGGTTGGTTCGGATGTATCAGTAGTTCAAACATCGGGTATTTTTTTACAACTGATATCTTCGGTGACATCAAACCAATACGAGACTATACGGCGAGGAATTTTTTTGTTTGATACCTCATCTATTCCAAACAGTACTTCAATACAAAGCGGAAGTTTTTCGTTATATGGAGTTAACAAAGCTAACACTTTAAATCTTACAGATGGCCATGCCTCACTCACTTTATCTGCCGTTTCTCCTGCTTCTACTTCTACTTTAGCGGCATCTGATTATAATATTGCGAACTGGGGTTCAACACGATTTGCAACGGATTTTTCTTATGCCGCATATAGCATAACTGCCTATAACGATATGGCTTTAAACGCAAGTGGTTTGGCAGCAATAGATAAAGCAGGAATTACCAAATTAGGCACACGGCTTGCGGTAGATTTTGATAACGGAACTCCAAATTGGGTTAGCTCGCAGGGCACATCTTATTACGCATATTTTGCTGACCAAACAGGAGTATCTCAAGACCCAAAGTTGGTGGTGAATTATGTATTAATGCTAATTTCTATTGATAGCATGCTTCTTAAAGCGGATATTACCAAAGCATTCTCTGCTGATGGGATTTTGCAGAAGGAGTTTATCCGCCCACTTTCTACCGATAGTTTACTTAATAAATCTAATATTATCAAATCACTCTCTGCTGATAGTCTACTTAATAAAGCCGATATTACCCTGAACCTCTTTATTGATGCCTTTCTTTCACCTTATCGGCAGACCCGTTCATACTTTAAGAAAGAACTTTTGCGTAGGTTTAGGTTTAGAACATGATAGAGACATTTTACCTAACAAAAAATGACCTGCAGCCTTATTATAAAGTATCTCTGACCGACTCTGGTGGTGTGCCAATTGATTTAACAGGAGCTACTATTAAATGCTCTATGAAAAATCTTGCTTCTGGTGTATTAAAGATAAATCAGCAGACAACAGGAGTTGCAGTAACCTCAGCCGCAACAGGAGAATTTGAGTATCGTTGGCAGACAGCCGATGTAGATGCAGCAGCTACTTATGCTATTGAGTTTGAGATTACTCCTGCTACAGGAGGAAAATTTACAATCCCAAACCCAGGTGATGGTCGTGCGATTGTTGTAATAAGGGAGAGTTTAGATGCCAGCTAACTCGCAGCAACCACAACAACAGCAACAATTAGAGCAGCTAATTCCAGTAGAATTGCGTGGTGGGGTTGATACAATACATGATAAGACAGCACTGCCTCCAAAGCGTTTTTCCACTCTGCAGAATGTGCGGGGGATGTATCCTGGGTTTGAGAAGCGGAGGGGGCAAGTTAAGCAGCATAGCACCGCAAGCGCAGAGTTGCTCACCAAAAGTCTTTATGGTTATTCTAAAGGTGGGATAAGTGAGGTGAAGTTGCTCAGGCAACTTGGAGATGGCTCATTGGAGATAGCAAGTAATAATCCACCTGCCATTACAACAGGGGTGTTTGGGAGTCAAGCATTGGGAGCTATAGCTGGCACTATTCCAGCCAGCTACTCTATGATGAGGGATATGTTAGTGTATAGTGATAGTGGAAGGCAGCACCAGCTATTTGGTGGAAATAACTACCCCGTATCAGCATTTATTGTATATCCCTCGTCCACCGTCCCTAATATGCCTGAGCTTGGGAAGGATTATAGCAGGGAGGTGGTTGACGGTGTTACTACCACCTATGGTGATTTGAGCAATCTTGGTATATTAAATAAGGTGTATGTAATGACGATGATACCAAGCAGTAACCTTAAATTTACATTGAGTCAATTTAATGGAAATGCAGCAGTTTCATCGGTTAAGTATTGGAATGGAGCTTTTACTGCGGTAAGCGGCTATGTTGATGCAACACTACTTGCAGGAGCAACATTTGGGCAAAATGGGAGTATGAGTTGGACAGCACCAAGTGACGAGCTGCCAAGCTACATGTTTGGTAGGAGTGGATTTTGGTATGAGATTACAGTAAGCGCTGCCCTTGATGCTGGTGTTTGGGTTCAGGAATGTGTATTTGACAGCACATGGCAAACCCTGCAAAATGTGTGGGATGGGGTGTTGGTTGATGCGGTGGAGGTATTGATATATGACCAAAGTGCATCAAATTATCTGGTATTTGATTCGGGTGCAGTTAGTTTTGCGACATTTGATTACACCACCGATAAGATATATATTGCAGGGGTTAGCCGATATGCAGGGATTTATGTTGATGTAGGTGCAACACCCAACACAGCAGCATCTACCATTGCTTCACTGAAAGTGTGGGATGGAAGTGTGTTTACTGCAGTGAGTGGATTGGTAGATGGAAGTGATGGCTTTAGAAAGAATGGCTGGGTAACTTGGAATAGAGCGACTTCTCCTGTCTCACAACCATCACAATTCAATGACTCGGTGTATTATGGTTATTGGATTGAGATTACCATTGGGGCAGCTAATGTAGTTGCAACTACTAATATTGGAGTGCAGACTGTTCCATACCACACACTGGTTGACTTTGGGACAAAGGGTCTGGTTAATGTGGCATGGAAAAATAGGATGGGGTATGTATTTGACAAGTTTCCTAATACAATTAACTTCACTGCTAAAGACCGACCAATGACTCTAAATGGAAGTGATTTTGGAATTATTGAAGCAGGGGATGGAAGGAGTTATGCAATATTGTGTATAAGGAAGTTTTATAATGAGTTACTGGTGTGGCAGGAAGAGCGGGGTGTGGAGGGTGGATGTCTTACTTTGGTTGAGGGATATAGCCCAACTACATTTGCAAAGTTGGTTTTAAGTAGTAGAATTGGAATATTGAATAGTAAGTGTGCTGCTGTTATAGAGGGGGTATCAGTAAAAACAACGACTGTTGATTTATTGAAAACGGTCGCATTTTGGCTCTCCCACTTTGGTGTGTTTATGACTGATGGTAAGTCGGTCATTTTAGTGAGCCAGGATATTCAAAATTACTTTGACCCAACCAAAGCAGAGTGTATTAGACGAGGGTATGAGGATAAGATGTGGCTTGCACATGATAGTGCTGAGAATGTATTGAGATTGGGATTGGTGAGTGGGGGTTCGGCAACTGTGCCAAATATATTCCCTGTTTATGACATAGTTGATGGCACTTGGAGTTTTGATGTGCTTGGACAGGCATTAACCACAGTGGTAGAGATGGAGGCGGGGAGTGGTAATGCAATGACTCTACAAGTGGGTGGGGGAGCGGGTGATGGGTTTGTGTATGTTTTAAACAGTGGGTATGATGATGTAGCAATTCCAATTACCGCTGCCGTTGGTATTGAGGTTAGTGGGCAAGGCAGGCGATTACAATTAAAACGAGAAATAGTGCGCTTGGGAAGTCAATCACAGGGTGTGCTTGAAAGGCAGCTTGCGCTGGATGGTGATAGTGATTATGGATTGGTGCACTATTTACCCATGCCAGCCGCAACATTAACAGGGACATATAGGAGGCATTCTATTCAAAGTGCAATCAAGGCACATCATTTATCCCTGAAATACTTAAATCAGGATTTGGGTGATAGTTTTAAATTACAGGATGTTTCACTGATTGCATCACTGGTGGAGGATAATGTATGAGGGATAGTGGGAAGATACCTTATCGTGAGGATAATGATTATATTACAATGATGTATAGGTCATTAACAAGAAGGGAAGTGCCTATTCAGTTCCCCTACGCAGCATTTGCTAAACCATATTTAGCGGGGAGTTATGCTGAGATGCAGTATTATTTCCCACAAAGACAGATAAATCTAACATTGGATGGTAAGCCGATTTTATCAAGATTGAGAGGGTGATATGGGTTGGTTGAGTGATAGTTTTAATACAAGTGATTGGAACTCGCCTCGGGATTGGATTAAGCGTGGCAATGAAGCTATTTATGGTCAAGAAATGCCAAGAGAAACTCGTGAACGGTATGAAGCATGGCTTGCTAATAAAGAGGCAGAAAGACAGGCAGAATATAATAAATGGACATCTCTTAATTATACACCAAATACAGAGTTTGATAAAGCGGCACCTGATTGGGCAGCAATGCTTGGTTCGCCAGAACAGAGAGATGTTAGGGGAGAGGAAAGCAGTTATTTAACGCAATTAAGCGGTCTTTACAATCCCGCAGAACAGATGGTTGAGCGTGCACGTTTTACTGGTAGAGATACAGGAGATTGGAGTGAGCAGGCAATGCAGCAGTATGCACTTGGAAGGGCACCTGGATTAAAAGAGGAGAATTATGCTGACCTAACCAATTTACAGAGCCAGCTTATGAACTCCTATCTTTCTTGGATTGCAAAATCACAACAGCCTAATAATACAGATTTGGCCGCACAGCTTGGCGTTAGTCTTGATGAGTTAAGTGAAATATCACATATGAGACCGGTGGCGTGGAATACACAAATAGCCGCAAGTGCTCCTACAATAGAGCAGCTATTATCAGGATGGGGAAGTCGGTATGTTGAAAGTGAGGCGGAGATAAATAGACAATTAGCAGAATTAGCAAAATCAACTCCTCAAGGTGCTGATACACAATATCCAGTAGATGATGAATTGTCATCATTATTAGGTGCTTATGCTGAATTATATAGAGACGCTTTCCGCCCATCTGCGGTTGCTGTTGACCAAAACATCACACAGCCAATGGGTGCATCACCTTCTCCATACTTCACACCTCAACAGCGTATGGGAGGTTATGGTAACTGGGGCTTATACGGCAGTTATAGTGGAGGCTCTTACGATGGTGGTGATGATGACTATATTGGGGTTGAATATGAAATACCTTATTGATAGGAGGTTTTTATGCCACAGTTTGGAAGCACTTTAGCACCAGCAACACCCTATACACCTATACCGTATGATATGTCAAAGCTGATGAGTTATGCACAGCAGGCTTCATCTGCTCCCCTACGCAAAGCTCGGAGGGGGTTGCAGGGTGCGCTTTTGCAAGCACAGGGACAGGAGAACCCAGCTATCGCAGCAATGATGTTGAGAGAGGCGTTAAGTGGGCATGGTGGGGCGATAGGTGAGGCAATGGCAGCGGGGCAGAAAACAGGAGCGGAAATATATGGACAAGAATATCAGGGTGCTTCTGAAGCAGCAAAAGCGAGTTGGCTTGAGAATGTAACAAGGGAAAGGTCACAGTGGCAGAGTGATGTAGAAACGGCATATAATCAATATGCGCTCAATCGGCAGTTAGCTTCACAAGAAGATATTGCAAGGAAGAGTAGAAAAAGGCAGGATATTGGGTATGGGGTTCAAGGTGCGGGGATATTATCACAACTACTTGCTGCTTATATGGCCGAAAAGGGTGCACATAAAAGGGCGTTGTATGGGCGGGGGTATTCACCAGAAGTAGCACCTACAGGTATGACGCCCCCTCCACGGTCTCGTGGAGTTGATACATTATTTAAGTGGTTGGGACCAAATTGGGGTAATCGTTCTATGGACTATAATCCAAACAAAGACTATTCTTTGAACTACCGACCACTCAGAGCGAATGATGACTATTTGGGTGCATCATATTAGTCGGATTAGGAGGAGATAATGCCAAAACTAATAAGAAGCAGAGCAGAAATAGAGCAGCAAAAACGAGAGGAAGATGAAAGAGAGCAGGAAGCTGCTAATCGCCTCAATCCCAGGGGTCGTGCTCCTGGCACTTTTATACCAGGTATTGGAGAGGTGTTTCTTAAGCAAAGTCCACGAGACTCTACTATTAGTAATTTATATAACGCATTTAGGGAAGATGAAGCAAGAAGGATGAGGTTACCTGACCGCTCATTATCAACTGCTTATCCTCCATCTCCAACTACACCTCCGCCCATGTTACAAGCTGTGGGTGTTAATAAACCCCTAACTATTCCAGGTGGTGGTGAGGATAGTAGATTAGGGTTGCTGACAAAAATAGAAGAGATGAGGAGGATGAAGCAGAGTGATGTGCAGAGGTTGATACAGGGTATATCACAAGAACCGTGGAGTGATGAGGAAAAGCAGTTAACATTTATTGATGCAATGAAAATGTTGGAGGGGAGTGATAGATATTTAATTCCAGAGCTTGAAGCATACAAAGCAACACAGGCGGAGAGGGTAGCTGGGATGCAGGTAGGTGGACAAGAGAGGGTGGCAAAAATAGGCGCACAAGCTAAAGAGGCAAAACCTGAAATTGAGTTGAAGGATAGAATGGCTGCGATACAGAAGCATATAGAAATGCTGATGAACTCAGGACTTAGCAAAGACCATCCTGAAGTGCAAAAGTGGATAAAGGAGCTTGATGCCCTGGAAGCACCGTGGAAGTTGGGACAAAAACCAAAAAAATCTATGCTTGATAACCGAATAAACAAGTTACTCTCACCTCAAAGGTAGTAAGTCTAACAAATAGACTTGATAGTATATAATATGACATTAGACGAGTTTAAATACAGACTTGAAAATTCATCAGCTTCCACCGAAGCTAAAAGGGAAGCGGTTCGCCTATATTTTGATGATATGACGACCGAGTCTACACATTGGCCACAGTTGGATGATGAGCAAAAGCGGGTGGTATTTGAAGATTTTAGTAGGGAGATGGAGGGTGTTTATAACCCACCACCAGGGGTAGGTGGGCAATTTGTGGAGGGTTTAAGAGGCGGTGTTGGAGATGTGGCTGATATGGTGGGAACATTGACAGGGCTTGTTCCTGTTGTTGGAGAAACTTCAAAGGAAGGGTGGAGGGGAATAGCGGAAGCGGTGAGGGGTGAACAGCATGACCCAACCTCTCTACTACAAACAATAGCAAAGACGGCAGGTGAGTGGACACCAATGTTGCCTGTTTATGGAGCAACTTTTGCTGCTGCAGCACCGATAAAAGGGGTAGTGGCTGGAAGTAAGGCAATTCAAGCTGCATCTCCATTTATAAGAAAGGCAGTGCCTGCATTAGCCGCTGAAGCTACTGCATTTGCTGGGATTGGAGCCTTGCAAGGAGGTAAAGAAGGTGTTGAGGGGGCATTAAAAGGAGCGGCAAGTGGAGCAGTAGCCGCTGTTCCATTTGTGTTTTCAAGACTACCAGCAAGTGTGCTTGCGAGAATGGCAAGTATGGGTACAACTGGTGTGGGGTTAAGTGCGGCAGGTGGGGGGAGTAGGGATGAGATAATTGCGGGTGGGGTGTTGATGGGGATATTGGGTGGGTTATCTCCACAGTTGAGGGAGCAGGTGCTAAAATCTAAATTATCAACTAAAGAAGCACTTAAAAAAGCTGGTGTTACAGAGGAAGCACAAAAAGCGTTAATGCAGGGAGCGTTGATAACACCACCTCCCGAAGGGTCTGTAAAAGCTCCCAGAAAGCCTGTTGAAACTGAAATAATTGAAACTCCCACTGGTCAAAAGGTAGTCCCTGTTGATGCGTTTAATAGGGGTATTAAGGATACACAGACAGCGATTGTGAAAGAAGCACAGCAGCAGGGGATTAGTGAGGAGGAGTATCTACATAAAATATGGAAAGCTCCACCTACCATAAAAACAACCGAAACGACTAAACCAATTATAAGTGAACCAAAGGTGAGGGCAGCAGAGCCAGCTATAAAACCTGTTGTAGATGAACTTGCTCAAGCACATTCATATTTCCGCAAGTGGTTTCCGTATGTAAATGAGAAGGATATAAGTGATGGGTTAGTGCGTTCTTACTGGGAAAAATCACAGGGTGGTAAATTATCACCCGAAGAGGCCACACTAAAAGGTAAAACTGCGATAGATATAGGGGACAGAAGGAGCAATGTTAGTCAGCGAGAAGAGGTCAACAAAGTTGCTAATGTGACGATGGCAAAAACAGTGGGTGTTGATTATAGATTAGGAGAGGTAAAGTGGGAAGATAAGCCGATGAAGAGTGGTGAGTGGCTGAAAAAATCGGCAAGCAGGATTGATAAGTTGAAGCAGTTTATTAACTGCCTGGGGACAGCATGACAAAAGAGAATGTGGTATATGAAGAAGAGGTTTTGGAACACCCTATTTATGAACAGATTAGAATTGAGCAAAAAAGGGTGGAGTTATTAACAGAGCAGAATAAGTTGCTCAAACAATCTGTTGAGCAGACCAACGCTGCGTTGGTTAAAATTAAAGAAGCAATTCTTATGAAAGAAGATACACCTAAGTGGGTTATGGAGTTGTTTGTAAAAATACAGAAGGTGATGGACAATTTGGTGGAGGTAGTTAATAAACCACAGGCAGAGGTTAGGGTGGAAAATGTGATTGCAAAAGAGGAGAGAGTGCTGGAGAGGTGGGAGTTTGAGATAAGAGATGAGGGTGGTAATGTGACTAAAACCATAACAGCGGTGGAGAAGCAAATGGAGGTGAGAGTAAATGGCTGACAATATAGTTCTTAATACAGGTAGTGGTGGAGATACTGCGGGGGCGGATGATATAGGTGGAGTTAAATTTCAGCGCATTAAGCTCATTCATGGTGCAGATGGAACTAATGATGGAGATGTATCGTCTGTAAATCCCCTGCCGATTAACTACACCAAGAGTGCAACGGTAATTGATACCTATACGACTCCTCTTGGAATAGGTGGGTCTTATACTTCGCCTGCCCTTGACCATTCCATAAATGGAGCATATGTTACACACTTTATCTTTGCCAATGTTGACGGCACACATTATGCAGAGGAAAGCGCAGATGGCTCTACAAACTGGCAAATTGTAGATACTGAAGCTGTTACAGGTGGAACAGTTTTAAGGGAGTCTCATCAATCGGTAGCTCGTTATTCAAGGGCGAGGTTTGTTAATGGTGGAACTGCTCAGGCAACTTTCATTCATCAGGTTATCCAGAAGCATATTGGACAAGATGAGTATATTAAAATAAGCGATAGCCAGAACACTGTAGATACTGAACTACCAGCCGCTGCGGCTCTTGGTGATGGTGTGGGCAATCCAACAACACCGATGATAGGTGCTTGTGTGCTTGTGTATAACGGCAGCACTTATAGTAGGGTGGGAGGTGATGCTGCTTCTGGTATGGAGATACAGGTTTTGGGTTGGGATGCTGGTGTTATAGCTTTAATTCAAGGGGCAAATGCACATGACGCAGCAACAAGTGGAAACCCTATTTTAGGCGGTGGTAACGCATCTGCGGCTTTTCCGTCAGAAGTAAGTGCTGATGGAGATGCAGTCAAGAATTGGAGTGATAGAATAGGGAGGCAAATAGTATCTCCTCACGCCCCGCCTAATGTAGCAAGTGCTACACGAGGCCCAAGTTATGTAACACTTACCACAACAAGCAATGTTGCTATTGTAGCTGCACCAGGTGCGGGGCAGAGTATTTATGTTACTGAAATAATGGCAGGTAATGCCTCTGCTGTCTTGACAAAGTTACTCTTAAAAGATGGGACTTCTACAAAAATGCAGCAGGTTCTTGCCGCATCGGGAGGAGGTTTTGTTTTTAAGTTTGACCCTGCGTGGAAAATAACCGCTAATACAGCGTTAAATGGAGCTTTAAGTGTCGGTGTAACCGATGTAGATGTTTCTGTCCACTTTTTTGTAGCACCGTAAAAGGAGGTAGTAAAATGAGCAATGTAGATAATATAGCAAGTCATTTGATGGAACTTGGGAGGATTGGCAGGAATATGCCGCCTTCATGGGATAAGGCAATGGTTTCCATACCTGTAATGAGTTTGGATGGTGAGGGATATGTGGGAAAGGTGCTTCCAGGTAAGGGGTTGTATTTGGATATGGATTTAAAATATCTTGGTATTACAAAACCCCTGCCAAATGTATTTCAGAGGACAATTGTTCGGCGGTTGGTAGAACTTATAGGTAATGAGGTTGGTGCAATTACCGCCTATGATGGAATTATCAATGCAAGGGGGGGAGGGCTTTCTCAGGATATATCCCTATCAAAAACATCTATAACCACAGTTGCAAATGCATACTCATCCTTATTTAGAGCATCAGGCTCACCGCCAAATGTGGGGACTTATACCAATATTCCAGGTGGGGCTGTTATGATAAATACCAATGTAGGTGCTTGGTCGCTTGGATTATCTAATCCAGGTGGGAGCAATAAGAAGTATTTAATAACACTTGGTTTTACCCATGCTGCAACGGTTAATATGATTATTCTCCACGATTTACTTGTGGCTGCTGGGAATATAGGAATTTCCACTTCTCCAGTTACAATCAATTCCGCTGCTCTTACAAGATACACAACAGGTGCGGGAGTTTTGATGACTTTTGAGATTACAACAGCATTATCTGCAACTGCCTCTAATATAACGGTTACTTATACCAATCAGGCAGGAACTGGCAGCAGGTCAACTGGTGCTATTCCAATAACTACAAGTGCTATTGTTTACCGATTGCAACCAGTAGAACTTGGTCCTTATATGCGGTTACAAACTGGAGATTATGGGGTTCGGTCTGTTGAGTCTATAGTAGCTTCAGCAAATAACACAGGTATTCTGGCGCTTAATTTATATTATCCACTCGCTTTTATTCCAGGTGTTGCTGCTAATCTCTATATTGAGCGGGACTCTACTATTCAAGTGGATGGAATTGCAGAAATTACAACAGCAGCGGGGGTGCTTGGTTGTTTAAGTGCCTATGTGCTTGCAAATACTACAAGCACTGGTGTTGGAACTTATTTTATGAGAACTTGTGAGGGATAAAAATGGCACTAATGACAACTAATCCCACCCTTGCTTCCCCTGTTGTGAATGTTACCTTTCAGGGTATTTTTGTTCTCAATATTCAAGGTGCGGGTTTTATAGTTTCGCAAATCTGTGCTATGAGCTTTCGTCAAAGATGGCGTGCTAAAAGCACTTCTGCTTCTGGATTTAGGCGGGATTTCACTTCGCAAACAGATAAGAAAATTCCGTGGACAGTGAAGGATTATGTAGCTCCTCCAAGTGGTCAACTTTCTTCATTTATAACTCTAACAGGGGTGGGTATATGACACTTTTAATGCTGATGAATTTAGGCTTTGCAGGTGGTGGGGCTGCTGTAACTGATGTATTTTTTGAGAATAAACAATCTATTGAGGTAGGGATGAAGGCGCAGACGGCAAGTGAGATGGGAGGTGTGCTTTGCGAATAGTAAGTGGGTCAACTACTGAATATATCTATTTTGTAGCGGTTGATGCTACCGACCTAAAAACAAGAGAGACTGGGTTATCAGGATTTACAGTATATCGGAGTCGTAATAATGGTGCAGCTACAGCATATACCACACCAACAGTAAGTGAAATAAGTGCAGCCAATATGCCAGGAGTTTATACGTTATTGGTTGATGAAGATACTACAATCGGAGCGGGTAATGATAGTGAGGAGTATTGTGTGCATATAACACAAGCATCTATGGCACCTGTTACGAGGAGTGTTGAATTATATAGAGCTAAAGCAACATTAGGAACGACTATAGCAACAGCCAATATAGATGCTACTATTAGCTCCCGTCTTGCAACTGCTGGTTATACTGCTCCAGATAACGGCACTATAGCAACAATTCAAACAGATACCAATGATATACAAAGTAGATTGCCTGCAGCGTTGGTGGCAGGGAAGATGGATGGTAGTGTTGGAGCGTATCAAGCTGGTCAAACACCCGCAGATTCAGTGTTAGTTACCCCAGCCAATAAGCTGGCTACAGATGGAAGTGGATATGTAACTGAGGTTAATGTGGATGGGGTCAAGAAAAATGCAGCACTCAGCAACTTTGAATTTTTGATGGTAGATGCAACCGATGGCTACACTGAAGAAACAGGGCTGAGTGTAACTGCACAGAGAAGTATAGATGGTGGAGCATTTGCAGCCTGCGCTAATGCAGTTAGCGAGGTGGGGAATGGGATTTATAAAATCAATCTTGCAGCGACGGATTTAAACGGTGATGTGATAACACTGAGATTTAGCGCAGCAGGTGCAAGAACACGATACATTACTATTAAGACAAACCAATAAAATGAGGATAGATTGGCAGTATGATTTATATTCCAGTGATGATTTTATCAGCTATAATGATAGCAATTTCATTGCGTCATTTCCTGCTATCTGGAATAGTCTGGGGATTGAGCGGGAGTGGTTACAATATGAGGAGTGGATTACAGCTGAAACAGCAGCTATGCTTCAACCAAGACGAGTAGTTAGAGTTATGGGGAGAAAAAAGCGGTTTGAGGATGATGAGGTGATGAATATTATACTCGCATTTTTGCATACAAGAAGGAGGCACTGATGGGTGACTTTTACAAGTGCTTGGATATGGTGTTTCCAAAACCTGCTGAAAAGGGGAAAGCGTATCCTGATAAAGAGATTAGGGATTTTTTATCTACCGAACACATGAAAAAGTATAAGAACAATCCCAACGCTTCAGAGGGTGAAAGGAACGCTCGCCTTATAAGCGATTTCGGGCGGTTGGTGAGGATGGAGGAAGGTGCACGAACACAAATGCTTGAACAAGCGGTGAAGATGATGGGAGAAGTCCCACAGGCGGTTGTAACTCCTGAGCAGAGGCAGTGGATATTTCAAAGGATGGTTAAGAATGAGGGTTTTAGTGAGAATGAGGTTGGTGTAACAAAGCAGATGTTTGATGATGTTGTGGGCGAACATAAGTTTAAAGGAGTTAGGGTGGAGGGTGACCCATACGCTTTGCGTGAATACGGTAAGGGAAATGCGCCCGATTCTATTGAAGGTGTGGGTGAAGGACAGCCGCTGGATGTTAAAAAAGGTGCTGTCTTTTATTTTAAGATGACAACAGACCCAGATGGTTTAGCAAAGTTGGGACTTCCAGGTGCTGGTGGGGTTGGTAAATTATCAACTCGTGAGGTGATGTATCCTTTCCCTGCTTCCATTAAAGTTATAGTTGACTCAAAAGCATATGACCGATTGTTTGCTGAGGGCACACCAACGCTTGAACAAGTTGTGGACCTACCTGAGTTGTTTAAAGTAACCCCAAGATTACGTTCTGCACCTATTATAAGAGATGTTAAAGCTCCAAACAACGGAACATATGACCCTAATACAAATACCATACACATCAGAGAGAGCGCTTCCTTGAAAGATGTTGTTGAGGTGTTTGTGCATGAGGGGGTGCATGGACATGATTTTTCCAGCAGTTTTCTTTCTTATGGTAGTTCACCAAAACACATGGGCGAGGGGTTGTTTTTTAATATAGATACGATGTTGGCTGATGCCATAAAGAATCATAAGTATTGGTTATCACAATCAATAGATGTAAACAACCGCACTCAGATGATAGCACGAGCTTACTCTGTGAAAGAGCTTGTCACAATGCAAGAGAATAATGCAAATGCGTGGCTTGCGTTTACGAGAGACCCAGAGCTGGGAGCGTTGTTTGCTTATTTAAAGGAGGCAGGTGAAAAGAGGTCACAGAGAGCAGTAAAATCACTTACTCCTTTTGAACCCAATGAAAGTTTTTTTGTGCTGGAAAACCAAGCAGATAGTTTATACGACCTATATCATTTAAAAAGCAATAAAGAGGTTTCATTATCTATATCTCCCCCAGAAACACCTAAAGAGGTTGATGTATATGCGAGAAAGGTGTGGAATATGTTGCCCTGGCTTGCTAATAAAGTTGGGATTATGCCAAAAATTATGGTAGAGGCAAGGGATGTGAATAGGCTGCAGCACTTGTTCATGTTCCCAGAAACAGCAGCTAAAAAGTTTGGAGAAGTTGCGGGGTTTAAAGATTTTGTAAATGCGAATTTAAAGCACAGACAGTTGTGGATTTCAAAAGCGTTTGTTGAAAGTGAGCATTACAACAATTTAATGCGGAGGCAAAAACCAGAAGAGGTGGTTAAGGGATTGTGGTGGTATGCAAAGATTGGAAATGAGGGTGGGAAAATACCACCCGAATTTTATAAAGAGGCAGTTGGTGTTAGGAGGGTGTATGAGATTGCAGACCGAGCGATGAAGAAAGTGAGGGAGGAGTATGTTAAAGAGAAGCAGAATGAGTTGGTGGAAATTGCCAAAAATAGAAAACAGCTTGATGCCATACCTCTCATTAGAGAATTAAAGGCAGATAAGATTAGGGATGAGAAGATAAGGTTTGAGGTGGAGAGGTTAAAAGAAATTGGAGATGTGATGAATTACATGCCTCAGGTGAGACAGGGGAAGTGGACGGTGGGTATTGGTGATAGTGAGGGGAAGAGTTATTATGATGAGGCATTTGATTCCACCTATCAAGCAGCAGTCTTCAAGCGGAGGTTGGAGCAATCACTAATAAGTGGGGATTATGCACCAATTAGGGAGTGGTTTGGAAAGTTGGATAGAGAAATACCAGGTAATTATTTGGCAGAACTTAATACCAAAAGAGGTGAGTTAAGGGTGTATGTTAGAGAAAATAAGGCATTACCTCCAGAAGCTGGCTTTGATGTTCCACTAACAAAAAGCTTTGCAATTATAAAAGAGATAGCACAAAAAGGTGGTTATGATAAGGCGGAGTTTGAGGAAGCACTTTTGGGCGATATGATGGAGTGGCAGTATCAGCAGGGGTTTAAAAGGCATCAATTACAAAGGCAGAAGGTGGGTGGTGAGTGGATACCAGGGTATGAGGTTGACCCACTGAAGGTGCACAAATCATTAGGTGAGTATATACAGGGTAGTTATTATGCAAAGGGTAAGATGGTGGCAGCAAGGGAGATGGCAAAGGGGATGGCAGAGGTGGTAACACAAAAACCATATAGGACAGAGCTAATTAAGTGGATGCAAGAATATGCAGATAAAACAATGTCACCAGCCCTTGAGGGAGAGAGATACGCCAGATTTCTTGCTCGTTATTTTTTATTTGGGAAGGTGGTTAGTGTGTTGAGAAATGCAACACAGAATTTTATTAGTGGAGCGGCAGCTTACATTCACAATGAAATACCGCTCAGGGAGCTGTGGAAGGCGATGATGGATGTTCCACTTAAACGAGTGTCATTCCTTGAAAAGAGAGCACTTTCTAATTTATTTTTGGAGGGTGAGGGGCAAGCACTAATGCTGGAAGAGATGTGGGGAGGTAAGTTATCAAGCAAAAAAATGTGGGATATTGGGCTAATACCCTTCCAAGCAGTGGAGGTTTATGTAAATAGATTACCAGCTTTTCTTGGTGCATTTCGCCACTTCTACAAAGAAACCAAGCATTTTGAGATGAGTTTTGATAAAGCACTGGAGGTTATGAGGGAAGGCCATTATCTTGCAAGTCGCTTTAATAGACCGATGATTATTAACAATAATACTGGTAGAATTGCTACCTCACTCCAAACATTCACCATGCACTATTTAAAGCAGGCTAAACATTATTTGGATGAGGGGGATTATAAAGCATTTGTTTATTTACTTGGTATGCCAATGGTGCTTGGTGGGTTGGCAGCAATGCCTGGTGGTGACCTTGCGGTTGCGGGGGTTAAGAAGGTGTATAAAGAGGTGCTGGGTGGGGAATTAATGCTGGATGTGAAGAAGATTGATAATGAGAGGATGGAGAGTTTGGTTGAGCATGGTCTATTTGGGGTGGTGGAGATGAGTGGAATGAGTCAGGGATTGGGGGTAGGGATTAGTGAGGACCCGATTAGGAGTGTGGTGGTGGTGAATTTGGCAAAGCAGGTTAATAAATCAATGCAATTAGCACGGGAGGGGCAAGGGTGGTTGGCATTTGAAGCACTACTTCCAGGTGGGATTAAGGATGCTGCCCGTTCTATCAGAGAAACACAGGATAAGGTGGTGAGTGGGAGTGGGACACCGATGCTTGATGTGGAGGGGAAAGAGGTGAAATTAACTCCCACTGAGGGAGTTAAGAGGGTGATGGGAATACTACCTGAAAGGATGGTGGATATATATGGAGTAAAGGAGGTGGAGAGTGATATTAAGAAAGAGAGGCAGCTCAATTTAGCAGAAATGCGGAATGAGTGGATTAAAGGTAACCACACAGAAGCGATGGACTTGTGGAGAACGTGGAACTCCCTCATCAGAAAGAGGCTTGCTAAAGAGAGAAATGTGATGGAAATAAGGAGGCTGAGGATGCTGCTTATCACCAGAGATGAGTTGGAGAAGAGTGTAAAAGCTAAACAACGAGCGGGTGAGTTAGAGGGGGTGATGAAGTGACCGAGTTTCTACTAAAATATGCCGAATATATCCCACTACTTTTTGTTAGCAGTGGTAAACCGAGGCTAAATACCGCAAGGTTGATGGAGATAATTACAATAATAGCAGTTGTTTCGGTGGTTAGCTTCTTTATGATAAGAGAGGTTAAAATTGAGTTAGCTCAAACTAATAAGGAGTTGGTGGAGGTTAAAGGAACAGTGGAAAAGATTTATGATGATTTGTATAGACCCACACTGCCAGGAGGTAATTGATGGATGCCTTTGAAGTTGCTCTTAATTTTGTATTAAAGTGGGAAGGTGGGTATGTGAATGACCCAAGAGATAGTGGAGGAGAGACAAAGTTTGGGATTAGTAAGAAGGCATATCCTAACCTTGACATTAAAAATTTGACACAGCAGCAGGCAGGTGAGATTTATAGGAGTGATTATTGGGAGAAAGCTGGGTGTGAGGGGATGTCAACACCCCTCAATTTGGTTGTGTTTGATACGGCGGTTAATTGTGGTGTAAAAAAGGCGGGGGAGATGCTTAAGTTTTGTGGTGGAGAGTGGGTTGATTATTTATTTTTGAGGGTTGCACACTATGTCAGTTTAAATAAGAGTGTGTATTTAAGAGGGTGGTTAAATAGGGTTATTGATTTGTATAAGTTGTGTAGGTTAACAAGTAGGGTGATGTAAGTTACTATTAAGTCTAATTGATAGACTATGTATAAACTACTACTAATCATCTTGGTATTATTCAGCATACCAAACCACAGCATTTCTCTAACCTACAATAGAGATAAGGAAGATGCTGTCAGGGGAGTGTTGGGTAGATATTTTCCAGATAAGGTAACATTCCTGAATCAGCAAACAATTATTCAATTAAAACTGCATGATGTGGGTGAGTTTTGTGTGAATGAAATGGTTTTCTTTTCTATTTACGGTGACCGTATTAGCGGTGTTGTTATGCTATTTAATAATAGTGGAAAGATGGTGAGTGAGTATTGTAGTAGGGTGGTGGGTGTTTGGTGGGGGTATGTATTTATACCAAGGAGGTATACAATAAATGACATAGTTTTGGAGTATAGAAGTAGGTTGGTCATAGTTACAAGTGAGTTTGATATATAAAGGAGGTGGATATAGTGCCCAAAGCAGCTGAAAAAGCACTGAGAAAAACAGCTAAAAAGAGAGGTTATGGAGAAAAGAAAACCAAGAGGTATGTTTATGGTGGGTTGAGAAAAGCTGGGTGGAAGCCACAGAAGGAGGGGAGGTGATAATATGAAGCCGGGATGGAAAACGACCGAATTTTGGTTGACTGTATTTACAACTGCGGGGGGTTTGCTATCTACCTATAGTGGGTTAATTCCCACGCCTTGGGGGATGGTTATATCGGCAGTGGTTGCGTGTGGTTATACCATTAGTAGGGGGTTGGCGAAGAGTGGTAGATAGGGGAGGGGGAGCTATTTATTTAGCTCCCCCTTTTTAATCAACTCTAAACCCTTTGAATATTGGACTGCGAGGTTTATCTTTAACTCCGTGTGGGAAGTATTTGAATGTGATGGTTGCTCCTATATATTTAGATGCATTAACCCACACCTCATTTCTTTGTTCATCAGTAAATCCGCTTCCTACTTTGAATACGCCCCACCTTTGTGAGTTCACAACCAACGCCCCGAGAGTATTCATTGGCTGCATGTTGGCAAGAACGCTACTTCGTTTGGAGTAACCACGCTCATCAAGAGTGACCTCATTTAGGTTGTGCATCTTTTCTACTAAATCAATAATCATTGCCTCCTCATCCACAAACCTTTTTAACTTCAGCAAAATACCCTCATTGACTGTGCTTCTTCCATACTTATATCTACCATCGGGGTCTCGCAGCATTACACCCTCATACCCCATCATCACTGCTTTTTCCTCATACTCAATTAACTCTGCTATGCTGCTGATAATTATGTGCTCCAGCTTTACCAACCTATCGCCTTTTACATCTATCAATAATAACCTCTCCTTAAATGGTTTTGCTACATCCACAAAATCAAAGATGAAGTATTTAAAATCTGGGTTACCTTGTATTGACATAACGGCAGATGTGGTGGTAGAAAAGCAGTCACCAACTACCAACTCTCCATCATAAGGTGGTAATCCCATGAGCTGTGATGTGATATATTTATTTGGGATTTGTTTTAAACTCCTTGTTAGAGGCTGACCATCAACTATAACACATCTAATCCCATCTATTTTGGGGGAAGCTAATAGTGGGAATTGCAGTTTATCTATAATAGCATCGGCAGCTAATAGTGGTCTAAACATATAACCTCCTACTCATCTATCACCCTATAATACACCTTCCCTTTATCAACCATCTCCTCCATCACCCCACTATCTTTTAATGTATCCACCACCTCCTTAAATTCAGTTTTGTTTAAGTAGCAGCTATTTTTCTTCAATAAATCACTATGCCTAACCCACCCTCCTATCTTCTTCAACTGCAACTGCACTCTATCAATGTGCTTTGCACTCTTACTAAATGTAACACCAGCAAATACACTGGGCATCTCCTTCTCCGCATCTTCAATATGCCCTATTGCATCCTCAATGTGAGGTGCGTCAACTGTTAAACTCATCCCCTCACTAAGCGAAAGTATCATAGCAAGTTTTAAGATGTGGTCTCCCTTCCTTCCAAAGAAGCCCATCATTCTAACATCCTCTGGCTCTTTCATTTCTGTGTAATACACATCAAATAATTCACGAGCTTCGGGTGTTACCTTAAACTGTCCTCTAATTTGAGTTAAGTCAACCAACTGCTTTACTAACTCCTCCTTTAACTTAACCTCATGCTCTGCTGGTTCTGGCCACGCCTCTCTAAATCGTGGTTGCTTGCCAACTACAAATATCACCCTGCTTGGGAAGCCGTCTTCAAAGGCATCGCCTGGGAAGTTACTGCTCATAAAGTTGGGGGTAGCTGCACCTATTATATTGATGCAGGGGTTGTGAATTACATCAACACCAGCTGTTTTGGTTCTACTTCCACCTTCTCTATTTGGACAGTCGTATAGTTCAGTCATGGTGGATATTAAACCAGAGGCGTATGCTTCTGCATTGATTATTGTTTTTAGCTCACTGGCACAAATATACACAAAGCTCTCTTCTTTGTTTTTTCCACTACTTGCAAGGTGCTTATAAAAATATGCCTGTGTTAGTTTCTCCTTTATTACATCAATACCAGTATATTCAACCAATGCGGCCGATAATCTAATAGCTGTGCTCTTTGTGCACAACGCACTAATACCAATCAATATAATATAGTGGTTCGGGAATAAACTATAATACCCTCTGTGCATCCACACCCTTCTTCCCAGCACAGCAGCAAGGGCACTAACCGCACACCAGAAATGAAATTGGTCGGGTGCTTGTTGGTTGGCGGTATATTGCATATATTTCTCTATCCACCCCATTTTGCACAATCCCTTTCATGCCAACTTTTACCAACTCTAATTTCAAGGGGGATTGTCATCCAATCACCACCCACCAATATGGGTTTTTCAACCTCACTTTTGAATAACCTCGCCACCCTATCAACATCACCTTCCCTCACCTGCCACACCAACTCATCATGACATTGTATCAATAACCAATCGCTATCTTGTAGTTGTGGCTGCATACGCACTGCCGCCATATTTATATGGTCAGCCGCACATCCCTGTGGTATTGAAGCCCAGGCTTCCCTAAACATATCATCTCCCCACCACCCAAAGAATGTCCTTCTCCTACCAAATGGGGAAATTAAGGTTCTATTTCTCCCCAGTTGTTGCTTAACCCCTTCTTGGTATGCTGACCTCACATTGGGGAATAGTATGAAGTATTGGTCAATTAACCACTGTGCTTCTGTGAGTGGTAAATCATACATAGCGCTTATCTTTTTTGCAGCTATACCATACGGTGCACCATGCGCCATAGCTTTAGCTCTCTGCCGTTCAAGTTTTTCAACCATACTAACATCTTTCTTAAACACCCACGCTGCCACCTCTTTGTGTATATCACCTCCCTTCTTAAATAGTGCTTTATAATTATCATCCTGCGCTAACCATGCTACAAAGCGAGCCTCTACCTGACTCTCATCTCCTATAACAAAAACACAACCATCATCTGCTATAAACATATCCCTCATCTCTTTTGGGATGTTTTGGAGATTACCACCAGTTCCTCTAATGTTGGTCCTGCTTGATAACCGCCCTGTAACCGTTCCACTCAACACCCACTCTGTTCTAAACCTACCATCACCATCAACTACACTGGGTGATAGATACTTGCTGATTGTATTCTCACACTTCCTAACTGCCATTATTAACTCCAAACAAGGGTGGGTATATTTGCTGTATAAGTTCTGCAGAGCGTCCTCATCAGCTGTTATTTTACCCTTCTTTCGTTGGATTGGTAGCTTTAATTCATCATATAATAGCTTAGCCATTTGTTTTGATGACCTAACATTAACCTCATACCCCACTATTTTATTTAATTCGTCTTGCAGTGGCTTCTTTGCTTCCTCCAACTCTCTCTTATAGTGTGCTTGTCTATCTAAATCAAATCTCACCCCCCTTTGTGTAGCCTTCCACATCACTTCTGCAAAAGGTTGTTGGTATTCATCATGGAATTTTAATAGATTGAAGTGTTGTAATTCCTGCTTTAGGTTAATTGCACTTTCAAAAGTAGCAACTACATCTTTTACATTATACTCCTCATGCTCTCTATCACCCTTCCACGCTGGCATGGTGCTAAATAAGCTACCAATAATTGCTAAACTTTTGGGTAGCTCACAATAACAAAGATGCATTGCTAACATGGTATCGCAGTAGATTGGTTTTATTTCTCCACACCAATTTAATAGTTGGGTTTTCTCGTAATTTTGATTTTGCACTATCTTACCAATGTTTGGATGTGTTAGCAATTCCCCCACCCGCAACCAAATTTCAGCCTCCTGCTCTTCACTCCACACAGGGCGATTTTTAAAAATAGGTATGGTGATGGCAAAATCAACCGCATCACCAAGCCCTATCTCTGTTATTATATTGGTGGAGGGTATTGCTTCAATGTCAACACTTAACAATTTTGCACTCTTAAACCGTTCAAGGGTGGTAATTACCTGCTCAAAGGAGGGGTTTAATATATAGGTTCTGTCTATTAAGCTGGTGAGAAGGGGGGTGACGGCCTCTTTCTGTGCTCTTGCTAAATCAGCACTTATCAAAGCACACAACTCAATCTCTCCCCTTAATGCTGCGGAGGGGTGGATGGTGGGTATTACTTTTAAATTTGGTATTAAGGTGGATGTTAGTATTGAACCCCTCCACCTTTTTATACCACTTAAACCTGTCAACGCCATTAGGGGTGTATTGCCAAGCGGTATCACCACATTGGGCCTCACCACCATCAACTCATCTCTTAATTGGGGATAGCACTGGGTTACTATATCGGTGATACCGATTTCAGGGAGGCGCTCCATCTTATTATTTGGTGGGCGGTATTTTACCACATTTGTAATGTAGCATTGCGAACGGGCAATTCCCACACCGCTGAGTAAGCGGTTAAGTAACTGCCCCGCCTTGCCCACAAATGGAACTCCCTCTATCTCCTCTTCAGCACCCGGTGCTTCCCCAACTATGCAGATTTTTGCTGGCTTTGGACCAACACCATTAACTCTCCTCACTCTCTCTCACCGACTTTGTCTTGCGGGAGCTTACCTTTTCGTTTTAGAAACTCCCTGATTAGGGTGCGGATGATATGAGCAAGGTCACCGTGGTGAGTGCATAGTGCTTTTAGTTGTTGGTAATCATGCTCTGGTATTGAGAGGTTTAGAATTCTCTTTGACATTTAATTTTCACCTCCTTTCATAGGCATTACTTCAATTAAATATCCACTGTCCTTTGCTATCTTATAATCTATAAGCCACTCCCTCTTAAATCTATATCCAGCCAACTCTAACTTGTTATCAGTTGTAGCAATGTAGTGATACGGTCGGCAGATATCCTCCTTTACTTTAATAATTTCTCCTGCGTGTGCGTTCATAGCTGCGGTGAAAGCGGCTCCGTCTGCTGTGGTGAAGTAACTTATAGAACCATCAGTTAAACCCAGTATATGATCAGCACTTCTAATTCTTGCTGTGATTATCTTACCATTGCGTGGATACTCTTTATGTATTATGCTAACCACCCACGCTTCGCCTGTTCTTTCGTTAATTAAAATGTCATCATTTGAAATACTCATACCACACCTCCGCTTTCTTTTATTTTTGTTACTGCTAACTCATACCACACTCTCTCTTTATCACCTCCAATCCCCCTTCTTCCACTTTTTATTGCCGCCAATATAGCATTACCACTCCCCATCGTCGGGTCAACCACCAACTCACCTTCATGTGTGCTCAGCTCTATCAACTCCTGATAGAGAGAGATGGGCTTTTCGGTGGGGTGATTTTTTTGTGATGTGTTCACCACAGCGTTGAAGGTAGCAAAGTGGGGTTTTGTGAGCGGGTTGGGCTTAGCCCCTTTCCAACACCAATAAATCGGCTCATAGTTGATTGCAAAGCGGGAGTAAGGTTCTTTGTTACTGTGTGTTGTTTTAACCCACAATAAAGGTTGTTTTTGGTGGTTCAAATATTTTTGTATCATTTTTGAGATGCCCCACTCACTTTCTCGTTCAACATTTAATCCAAAAAACAGGTAGCAATGTGCACCTTCTCTCAACACCCGTGAGGTTTCTTCCAGCAAGACCTCCATTAACTTCATAGCAGAGGCGGTTGTGTCGTCAAACATCTGATGCCAGTTTTCTCTGTAGTCGCCATCCGCACTCCTCATCTCTTTATCAATCCCCAACCCATAGGGTGGGTCAAGTAGCATTAAATCAACACTACCATCATCAAGCCTTTTTAATAGTTGTTCGGCAGGTAGGTGAAATAAAAATTCAACATCCTGTTCTTCCTGGTCAACCAACAACGCCCTTCTTTTTGCGTCTTTTAATCTCTTTAGTTTGGAAATTGCAGAGTTTCTATCTTCCACCGTCTTTAACTCTGGAAATTCCTCCATTCCATTCGCCAAGTTTATATCGTGAAATATGGATGTCTTATCTCTATTGGTGTATTCAGCAGTATCGTTTACATGCCACTGCTCGCCATGCATTTGCTTCTTCAGCTCGGTTATTTGCTTTGTCAATAGTGAAGTTTCCTGCCAAGTTAAATCCTTTCGTCTAATATTCTCCTCCAACTCCACCTCTTTAGCATGAAGTGGGTCAAGTGTTGTAAATTCGGTGTATGGAATTTCCATCCAGCCAAGTAATGCACAGGCAGTCAATCTCCTTCCACCTGTTCTTAACTTAAACTTATCTCCATCTCTTTCCAGCACGATTGGCTGTATCAACCCCAACCGCTTGATAGAAGCGGCGAGCTCATCAACACCACTATAATCGCTTCTTGCTCTATCTCCCCAGTCAATGTCACTTATCTTTGCTTTTATCATTTATCGCCTCACCTTCAACCCCATAATCAACCTTCCAGTCAAAGCTGGGAAAGTCCCTCCATCTTTTAATGAGTGAATAATCATTAAGCCTTTCATCTACCTCAAGTATCCATGCCTCTGCTTTATCTCCCTCAAGTGATTGTGAAAAGCGTTTACCATCTGTATCTACACCAATGATGGTTATGCTAATAATCTTTTCTGGTGTTATTTTGTCCATTATCTCATCTCCTTTCTTATCTTCTTATAGTATGTTAAATCCAAGCACCTCCATTTCTCTTCTAATTTACACCTCTTTAAAGTTCCATCCACATAGCTCTCACCTTTATTATATGCTACTATCACCAATAGCTCATCGTTATACTTCATGCTTAATAGCTTAACAAACGCTATAGCCACCTCAAAATTAAGTTCATCATCAACAGCAAGACGCCATGCTAATAAAACAGGTGCTCTAACCAAGGTTATATCTACCCCTCGTTCATACCAATATCTAATCACACCTAATGCAGTTGGCACTTGAACCTGCATACACCCCCAACTTGGGTCATCATTACCCACTCTCTCTCTACAGTTACCACTCTCTACCTGCTTAATAGCCATTATGATGGGTCGGAGATGCTCAGCATCATACTTTGTGATAAACTTGTTTATATAATGAGAGCGGTATAACTCTTTCTTTACCTCCGAGCTCAGTTGCTTTGCACTTACACTAATAGGAAGAAGCACAATAGCAACAGTGAGTACCATAATAGTATAAGCGTAAGTCCAAGACCGTAAAGTTGAAGGCTTGGTTTCCATAGACCCTCCCAACTACTGTATTCTTTTAACCTATTCATCTCTTTATTCCTCCTTATACTGTTCCTTTCTCCCCATCAAAGCAGCTAACTTATCAAGCCTTCGGTGCTCTCTCTCCAACAAGACTCCTGTAACCCAACCTAAAAGATAACCAAGCAACAATCCTATTACTAAACCAAGTAGCATTATAGTCCTCCTTTTTAGGCCAATTTAACAACTTGAAAATGCAGTCCACCCCAGCCGGCCATAAGACTCCAAATTCCCTCTGCATCTTTGGTTGATAGTTGCTCATCAGTTATGTCAAGATATGCTGTCAATTTATCAATAACTCCTACTTCACTAAGTTTATCTGCACGGGCAAACCATCCCTCAGTGTTATATGATTTAGCAACATCAAGAACCTTACTGCGGTTAAGGGTAGCTTTTAACCCTATTGGACCATCTTCCTCGTGATGCCAAAAAAGATATACATATTGGTCATCCATTTATTTTATTCCTCCTTTTCTATTGATGGAAGGAACTCATCTGTTTGACTGGTTGCAACTCCTTCGGCAAGCTCCACAGATGTGCAATCAATGTGTGCAATACAGTGAGGATGGCAGTTCTCATTCATCCACTTGATGAATGGTTTTGCTGCTTCAAACATCGTTTGCTGCTGTTTTTTTGTCAATATCAATCCTTCTTTCATACTCTCTCCTTTTTAATTATTGACAGGGCAGGGTTTGATACCTGCATGGTTGCGTCCTACCGTCAGCTCGGGTAGCAACCAAGTATTTTGGTGCTGATTCCTTGCGTCTACTTCTCGTATACTATCAGCATTGCAGGAGGCTCACTCCTGGGCTTAATAATATGCGCTTCCGCCACCTGTCAACTATTACACCCAACTACCGACTCTATTCCACTTACCTTCCTCATCAACCGTTACATTAGCCTGTGCTGTTTTCCCGAGATAATCATCAGTGTTTAGCTGATTACCACTCCAGGCCTTTCCCAGCTTACTGGTTATATCAACCAAAAACCCAATCCCACTTAAGTTACCATCACTGGGGTCTACTACATAGACACTCATCCTTTTCCCGTTGAGGTTCGGGTCGGCTGCATTTACAATCACAAAATCCCATTTCATTTGTGGTCTTCCTTTTTGTGTTTTCAACCCCACCTCAATACCTTTGCATTGAAGTGTGTATACCCCTGGAGGTACGGGAGCAATCTGTTTCTCCCCCTCCAACTTTGCCTGTGCAAAGTCAATTCCAAGATTTATTACTGGCATTTTTACTTTCCTCCTTTTGTTGGTTTTTCTACTAACAACTCATAACACTCAGAACAATAAGTGCTACCATCTACTCTAACTACTTCCTCTCCTGTAATTCTTGCCCCACACAGGGCACAGTAAACTGACATTACCACCTCCGCCTTTCAATCTGGCATCTTTTTCTTACTCCACCTCGCAAAGTTATCGGCCTGTAATATAACTTTACGGTATTGCTCTGTATCTCCACTATACAGCCTAACCATATCTGCATATAAGCGTAATAGTGGTTCTGCTAACTTATCCTGTGCTCTAAATAGGAACACTGGCTCATCGTGGGGTATTACCTCTTTACTTATTGGTAATACTCCATATTTCATACACTTTGCCATGTTATCACCTCCTTTCACTTCCACTCCTCACACGCCTGTCTATACACCTTCTCCTCCTTTTCACATGTTTTTGTAGTTAAACAATTACCACACCGTGCTTCCAACACCACCACTTTATTATTCCTAAGTGTTGGTGTCACCATGAGGTAATCCATAATTGCAACTATCACCTCATTGGGAGGAAAACCATCGCCGTATTTGTTGCTCATTTTAAATACTCCTTCACTGCCTCAAAGTTTGCGGTGATGGGGTTGGGTAGATTTCGGCGTGAACCAGCACCCTCAAATAAACCCCTCTTACGAGTCCACCATTTATAGCTACCATCCCCCTCGGCTGTTTGCAGCCACACCTCATCAAACTCTTTACTTAACGCTCTCCCCATGTTTCTACTTGGACCAACAGGAAATTCCTCTATCATTCCTGTTATCTCATCCTTGTCAACATCAATGTGGTCTATCAGGATAATATACTTAACTGGTAAAATTCGCAGGGTGGGGATAAACTGTCCAAATAGTATTGATTCCAGTGTCATGTAATCCTGGATTTGCAGCGTTGATTGACTGTTGTTAAATAGGAGTGCGTCTTTCCACAACCTAAAGAAGGTGGTTAAGGAGTCAAATATCAGTGTTTCTACCTTAATCTCCTTGTTTGCTATCTGTTGAATTATTTGATTAACTTTGTTTATCTGCTGAATTGCCTCGGCAGTGTGTGCGGGGGCTACCTTACCTTTTAGGTTGGTTCTAAAGTCAAGGTTATAAACCGCACTTCGGGTGAACTTTTCAACGGTGATTTGACTTGCATCCTTTACCACCAACTCACCTTTGCTGTTGGTAGTGTGGAGAATGGAGGAAGCACCGTCATCAAAGTCAAGCAGTAGAGATTGCTTTGGGAATGTGGCAGAACTTAGCGTTTTACCTACCTTTGGTTTACCCACTATTGTTATTATCACTAAAACCTCCTTTTATTAGTGTAGAGTATCTGGCACTTCCCGTGTATATGTTGCTTTGCTAAGCATGCTGTCTATTATACCCTTGAACACTAATGCTAATGCAAGTGCTATGTAGAGGGGATTTTCTCCAAGCTTTTCAAAAAAAATAGATGGTAGAGTTGTTGCGTGCTCCTCAGAAAGGTCAATGACATGATGCATAAAATTCCTGACCCTATTAGAGAAGCTTTCAAACTCCTCTTTTGATATATTTAACGCTTCTGTAAGAGTGGGGGCTGAGTGATTAAACCCTTTGGTGGATGTGGGTGCTTTTGTGGGGCTCACTACACTCAAAAAAAGCAGCAGGTCAGCATTAGCTAATGCAAAATTAAAAAAGAGGAATGACCCTTCTACGGCTTCTTTAGCTCCGTTCTTTTCTATCATTAGCAAAAACCTTTCCACCATCCCGCTGGTCTTTTGTGTGTTGATTATATCCACAAAAGTGTTAAATAACACATCTCTATCCATTGTTAGCCTCACTTTCGTAGTTTCTGGAGTCTGGGTAGGGGTTCCATATATCCTTATTATACACCGCTTCTATAAGTGCCTCCTGCTCACTTGGTGTTTTTGCTCTGCAAAGGTGAATATACTCACAAGAACGCCAGTATGCTCCACAATTATTGCTATTGCGCCCCCACTTACCCTTCTTGACACTCTCATTCACCGCATTACACCAACCTATTGTATCCTCCTCCCATTTTACTATCTGCTCAGCTGTTCGGTAGGTGAGGGTGCGGCTAAATTCTACATCTTCTGGGTCTTTTTTGGTGTGATATACTAAATTGAAGTAAGCACCTATTACATTCTCTTGTGTAAGCTGCTTCACACCCCAGATATAGGTATCCAACTGTTGATTGGGGTCAACAATTAAATAGCCTTTGCTTGCACTAAATTTGTGCTCTAACACAACCAAACCATTAAAACCCAGCGTCCAGTTTACCATACCATCCATCTTCCCGCATATTATATACTCCCCCAACTCTGCACTAAACCCCACCTCCACATGCTTGATGGTAAATGGTTCTTCTTTGTATTTCTCAAAATACTGTGTGAGTATTATTACTCCCCTCCCCAAAGAACGCTTCTCCTCTTTTCCATTGTGTGGGGTAAACTCGGTGATGAATGTATCAATAGCAGCTTGCTGACCTTCGCCTGAATACCACCTTGCAAGGGCGGAGTGTAATGCACTCCCCCACTGTTTGGCACTTCCCTCCTCAACCTTTGGTATTAGGTGTAATACCATACGGTAGTGGAATTTTTGGGGACACTGCTTATACAGTGATAGCATGGAATTGTCAAAAACTTCTATCATAAAGCTCCCTTCCTTAATCGGAGGAGAACAACTTGATGTAAAGCGTCTTCCACAATAATCCAATCCGAGAGGTCTGAGGGTAGGTAATAACCTAACTCTGCAAACTCTCCCATCCCTCTTGGGGAAAGGTGTGTAGTGAGTTGCTTGGGTGGTATAATATCTTCAACCTTGATTGCGAGAGGGTCATCACTATCACACATAAGGCGAGCTTTTATATAGTTCATATTTCCTCCCTTATCAATTTCATGGTTATCTCTTCAACAACCGCTTCGTGCATATTGTTTGCTTTATCATCTACATCTGGTTCTGAAATACTTCCACATGAATTACTATTAAACCTTATCTCTTTAGTTACATCCGCATTAAAGTATCTTGTGTCTTTTTTCTTTGCATGAAAAGCTTTGGTTTTATAGTATCTATTATATCCAATTTGCTCAATATCTCCGTCAGTTATCATATTACCGACAGTTGATACAACTATCTTTACATTCTTGAAAGTAAGCAGTGTGTTTCGTCTAAATCTACATTTATCAGCACAAATATAATGCGCTGCCCATCCTCGTTCTACTCTATTTACTTTCTTTTTACTCATACTTTGCCCCCCCTTTAACTACTATTAAGTCTAACTATTAGACTTGATAGTTATCAATATAAAGAGCAGTTTAACCACATGCTCAGGTGGCACTCCCACCTACGCTGCTTTCTGTGCAGAAAGTGCGTCTTTTAACTCCGCCTCTGTCAGCTCCGCAACCAATAGAGCCTTCACTCTATCAATTCCAACGCTGATGCACTTGTTAAATCTCTCCACTTTTTTGGAGATAGCACTTCCGCTTACTGGCCGTGCCATGTTGTTTCTGGTATTTGTGGCATACTGCTGATTGAAGAGGGCTACAACCCTCTCCTCACCACCACCAATCTTCACTGCCTCTGCGAGGTTGTCGGCAAGTTTAATCACCTTTTCCCCCACAACCTTACCTCCTACCTTTGCTACTACTTTGTGGTCATGCATAGTTTAGTTTCACCTCCTTTTTTTACTGCATATAAAACACAGCTTTACACCATAACCCGCCTCATAACCCGCCTCACTACGGCGTCTTGGATTAAACACAGTTTTGGTAACATATAGCACACTCCCAGCAGATGAAAAATCCCGCCTTAAAGCTCCAGTATATTACCAACAACAGTTTCATAACAGCCCCCTCTCCTTCATCAACACCTCAACTTCCTCTTTTGTATTGCACTTATCCAACAAAGCGGTGAGAGATGGCTCTCTCTTTGGTCGTTTGGTGGTATGTTCAGAAGCCGCCAGTGAAGCGGCGGCTTGGTTGCGGTGCTTTATCAATGCTTTTATTGTATCTCTACCAATCATCATTACTCCTCGTCCACTGTTACACTTATCTGCTTTGGTTTGGTTATAAAGCAGAATTTCTGAACATACAGAGTCCCCAACTTAATGGGTTCACCCACACTCTCTACCTCAGTGAACTTTAGAGTTCTCTTTGTTTCTTTCTCAAACTTCATGCTTACTTTTATCACTGTTTACCTCCTTTTTTATTCCTCTATTATAGCGTCGTTATAGCCCTCTTTATAACCTTCGTTATAACCTTCTTTAAAGCACTCCTTACAGAATTTTACCACTAAGATGGGTTTAGTGGGGATTTGGGAAGCCTGCACATTGTTGATTTCTACCTGTGTTGGCTCTCTTTCACTAAACTCTAACTCCTGACCACATGTCTTGCATGTCAGCTTCATATTTTTACCTCTTTTTATAACCACCTTGAAGATGGTGCTTTTCTAAACTCGTTATAAGCCACACGGAGGCTTGAGATGCGTGGCCTCCTGGGCTTTGGTAACCCCCTTTTCTCTGCCAACAACCGAGCTTCTTTATACCACACAACCAAAACACCAAACACTTCCTTCCATGATGGATTTTTTTTACCAATAATCTGGCTTGCATATACTATTTGCTGGTAGGCGGTTTTCACAATTTCTTCACCTCCGCCTTTGCTTTCTTTAACTTCTCCTTCGCCTTATCCAACTCCATCGCTGCGTTCACCCACACTTCTCTTATCCTTATCATTTTTTGCTTTGCTTTCTGCCACTCTTGTTGGAGCTTCTTTACATCTATCTCTACCTCCGCTTCAGGTTTTGTGCATACAATTTGTCTCTGCATCTCATTGCACCTCCTAATATATGTTTAAATACTGCTGTATCTTATCCTCACTAACTCCACACTCCCTCATCCTTTTAACAATGCTGGGTTCGGTTGATTTGAGCGGTGGCGTTTTGTTGGATGGAACAGAGGCAAAGCACTCCTCAAGCGAGAGTGGTGCTGATTTGGGAAGCTTAAATAGCTTTTTGTGTGATTGTAATGGTGGGGATGCAGTAAATGGTAATTTCTTGCCAATGTTGATGATAGAGGATGGAGATATTTGTATCCAATCCCCCTCACCATTTTTTATATACCGTGTTAAATTTGGTTGCATGGTTATCACCTCCCTTCTGCCACTCTATCATTTCATTTTGCTTCCTCTCTAATAGCTATCAATAGGAAGTCAATGGCCTATTGATAGTTATTGATAGTTATTGATATTTAAGTATATAAAAGAATAGCAAATTATGAATTGTTTGTCAAGGCTTTTTTTAAAAATAAATGTCAATAAAATTAAGTATTTACAATCTATAGAAGTTTAAATTTATACAGTTTTGATATTGATAATGATTTTCATTTTCAATACTACAAGCCGCCTAATAGCACCCACTATCATGTCTATTTGTTAGACTTACTACTACTCACCACAAATTGCTGGTAATTTGGGATGGAGGTAAATGGTAGTAAATGGTTGAGAAAAATTGCTATTTCTACTGGTCTATAAACTTCAATAAAATCAAGTATTTATAGCCTTTTTGAAATTTCCTACCCCCCCCACCCTACCCCTCAAAGCAGGCATAAAATCATGCACAAAAATTCATGAACATGCGCACATGTATATACACACGTGCGCA